TTATCACCTCTCGACCGTGAGGTATTCGTATGTCTGGCTATCGATATGACACCATATCCACCTGATGCTCTAGCAGGCACAGATACCAAGGTTGCAGCGTCTTTCAGTGTCACTTCAAGAGATACCGTCGGCGACCTAGATGAGAACAACGTCCTAGCGATCACAGAGAGCCATATCAAGGCTGCTGGGTTCTTGGATAGTGGTGTGGGCTTCCAGACCGCAGGTATGGAAACACCTCCGGCAAATCTACCGTATATCGGTATCATCGCAACATCGGATTTCTTCGTCCAAGTCAAAGGCTCTGGTAATCTCGGAACCAAAGGAGTGTCTGGGAAACTTTACGGCTACCGCGCTCGTGCGTCATCTGACATATTCGCCGCTCTGGTCCAAGGCCAGGCACTGTCATCGTGATGAAGTGATCATATGGCTAGTTTCGACGGTGAAGTTGAACGCAGCGAGTTTATCATGCGCGATTATGATAGGTTCTATCGTGATGATTATTATCGCCGCCCGGAGCAAGATCGGCGTCCGAGACCGACCGACCCAGTTGAACGTCTTGCGGCGGTTGTCAATGACCCTGCCATTGAAGTCTCTCCTGCGATGGTTGAAGCGATTAACGACCCGTCGGTGATGATGACACCAGCAGGTGAAACCGTCCGTACTACGGCGCCGGTGCGTCAGCGTATCGGGAAGGCTCCGCTATACCCCTCGGTTTCCACTAGAAAGGTGAAACGCCGACGCAAGGTTTCAAATTATCAAAAGACGTTCGGAAAGAACCTCAAAAAACTGAAGTTGAAACATCCTAGAACCCAAATCGGGACGCTCATGAAGCGTGCTCACCGAATGACCAAGAAAGTTCTGAAGTGATCTTCTTTATTTCTCTCATGCAAGTTCTGAAATCTGAATCCTATCTTCAGGTTTCAGACCTTGCTCCATTACATAGCAAATCTTCCATAGTCGTCTTCTAAGAAGATGCAAGGTGAAAGAGGTAGGTGATAACCTATTTCACAAACAACGGCTGAGAATCGCTACTCTAGGCACCAAGAATTGATCATTCGAAACGGATTTCAGAACTTGCATGAGAGAATCAGAATTTCGAAATAAAAAAAAGGCCCGACCGCAATCGCGGCCGAGCCTGATTTTAATTATCCCAGTCAATGCACGATTTCTGGAACCTCGATGACCTCGTATGGACTGAACTTTTCCTTGCCTTTCAAGAACTTGAATCGAGACTCGGATTCATCAGACAATTCGATGTAGATCACACCGTCCATCGAACCCTCTTTCGCCCCGTTTTTGATTGCCTCAGCCGCAAAATACGTCAGATATCGTATCACGGGCTGTGACGTGATAAACAGGGGCCATTTGGCCGGGTTTTTATCGGTAAGAACCATCACGGGTTTGGCGCTTCCTGCTGCCCACTCCGGCAATTCAAAGCGTTCTTCAAACTGGTGGGCTAGGCCGAGTTCCATCTTGCTAACCGACATCTCTACGTCGGGTTTCAGCCACGCCATGGACTGCTTGCCCGTTAGCGTCATTTGCGTCCATAAGGACACCTTTTTCTTCGCCATCATGAAGATGACTGCGCTCATTACTAATGCTTCAATTCCTATCATTGTATCACGTTTCTGATCCTTAGCGTCCATGAGTGAGAGACGTTAGCGGAAATCACTCCGCCAACGCCCTCGTTGGTTGTTTCTCTCATGCAAGACATCATCCGAACCAGTCGCTACGACAGGCTCCCGAGATATCAACGGTCTAGTAACTTTTTTACACCCGGTGCATTTATTACATCAGCTGATATGCCTAGCCTATGGCAGCCAAGGGATTGACCCAAACAAGCAGCATCGTAGCAGTAGGATTCAAAGCAAGAGAAGCAATACCAAACACATTCATACAAGCGCAGAGTGACCTCAATTTATCACCTCTCGACCGTGAGGTATTCGTATGTCTGGCTATCGATATGACACCATATCCACCTGATGCTCTAGCAGGCACAGATACCAAGGTTGCAGCGTCTTTCAGTGTCACTTCAAGAGAT